GCCCAACTGGCTCACAAGGATCTGCTGGAACACCTGGAAGTGCTGGCGCAACCGGCCCAACTGGCTCACAAGGATCTGCTGGAACACCTGGAAGTGCTGGCGCAACCGGCCCAACCGGCTCACAAGGATCTGCTGGAACACCTGGAAGTGCTGGCGCAACTGGCCCAACCGGCTCACAAGGATCTCTAGGAGCGACTGGTCCAACTGGAACGGGAGTTACTGGCCCAACAGGTGCTGTGGGTGGAATGCCCTCCTCTGCGCAATACTTTTCTGATGACAATTTTACATTCGGTACAGCTCCATATGTTATTATATTTGACACATTAACAAATCCAGTGAGTGGAATAACATCAACAGATAATGCAGGTATGTATGATACAGGAACTGGCGTTATAACTATTCCAACAAGTGGAGATTATTTAGTCTCAGTGTATCTTGAATCACAATCGCCACCGCCAATCTCAAGCAATTCTATCATGACAACAATACAAATCCAGAAGAATATTGATGCCACGTGGACGACTCTATTTAATGTTGCAACAAGCGCATTTTATAAATCTGCAGCTGTGTCATGTGCAGGTACAGTATTGTTACAAAATTGTGTTGCCACTGAGCAATATCAGATATTGTGGACATTTGCGCCAGCGTTTACGGGTGCCCTCGCCACAACATCATGGTTCTCGATACTGGGTCCTGCCTAAACAGGGGTATCTCTTGAAAATATTTAATACCAAACATGTCAAAAATAAAAACTATATACTTGAAACTAACTAAACGTACAAACCTACAATAATGAGCTATTTAATCAGTAAAGATACAGAGACTTTGAATGGTATTAAATACAAAGGAAGAATAACTCGTAAAGGAGTAACAATTGTTGAACCAGTTGCCGTTCCAGACGAGTATGTCGGTTATTCATCTAGTGGACTTGCTATGACAAAGATTAATGACTGGCAAGTATATGATGCTAGTGAAGGCACTTTGATTCGCGCATGGTTTGACCATTTTGCAAATGAATGGAAACTCTCGACGCAATGTAAACTAGACGCGTATGATTCTCGATGGGGATGTAACACAACGTTTGGTGTAATGTTTGACAAGGACGTGGACCAGTATCATCCATCGTTATGGCAAGACATGGATACCAACTATATTTATCACTATATTGTTGAGACTCGCGCCGAGAATAGAATTGTTCTTGTAGACCCATATGGCGCGCCTCCCCAATCTCGCCTGATATACTTGGGACGCAACAAGATTGGTGTATATGGAGTGTGGTACGCGGCGGAAGAAGAGCCGTGTGTGATGAGTGGCCTGCGCCGAGCTCAGCGAGTCTACCTAGAAACATGGGATCAAATTGAATCACTCTTACCAACTGCATCAGTTGGACTCTTTTTGCGCAATTCCATAACTGGCCGCACGATAAAGCTATGGAATGAAGAATATTATGAAGCATTAGAATTGCGCGGTAATGAACCATCACATCTTAGACGATATTTATTTTTACTCATTACAAATCCGGATTGCGCGCGCAAATTTTTGGATCTGTACTCGGAGATGGGTGGGGCACTTGTCCAAGCAAGTTTGACATTTCATTGTATGATGCAGGCGCTTGTTTTTGTATATAATAGTAAATATTGTAGTGACAATCCACCATATATTACTGTTGGATATGGTCTTTTACAAGCAATTCGTAAATCACACAAGACCCCGCCACTTGCCGCACTCGATTATTTATTCGACAAGCGCCATTCCAGTCGCGAATAGATTCCACTTGTCTGTTGGACTTAGCTGTGTGATGACTAGTCTTTCTGTGGAGGGAACAGCTATTATTATCATATTATTTGTTATTAGTTTTAATTCTTGTTGATATGAGTGTTTTATTGCCAAATAAATTATTGACATGATAATGCTAAATTTGTTTGTCGTATCTCTTGTCCATGTTGGTACACTAGCTCGTATCCCAATAATTTCGTGCGGCGCAAATTTTAATAGCGCTTTTGATAGTGGAAAGGGTGTAAAGAAGGCCCCATCAATATATTCGTGCTCTGAAATAACGCGAAGAGGAAAAATTAGGGGAATAGATGAGCTTGCTAATGCCGCGTCCAATACACTGAGATTTGGGGTAGTCTCGGCGCAAAACTCTATAGGCTCATTGGTATCTATACAATATGCAAAAATGTGTAAAAATTTGCCGCGCAAAGCCAACTGAGCAAATGTGGGCACATGACCGTTGTTATACTTGGCAAAAATATCACACAGGGATACCTCTAGTGGAGAAATACTACATAGGGATGTTGTTTGAGTGTTGCGTATCAAGTCGATAAATCGAGGTGTCCACCGTTTGTTATACTTGAATGCTTCAGCAAAGATTTGAGTTGGTGTCATGCCAATCGCGAGTAGAGTTCCAATTATTGCTCCGACAGAAGTACCATAATAATGTGTTATTCTGGCAAGTTTATCTTGTCTTGCCAACTTTGTAAGTGCACCAAGCATGGTGAACCCGGCAAGCCCCCCGAATGAAATTACGAGACATTTTGGTGAGTGCATTTTTGTTTTTTTGATGAATAAATGCATAGACTTGGCACAACCCCCTTGACATTTGTTGAGCACTTGGAAACTAGGAATGAGGAACCCCCTTGTGAAGTACGATTAACTTCATCGCAACTCGAGTTGGCTTTGTTGCGGCAAAAGATTTGGTTTCTCTACATAATAATTATACTCTTACTTTTTGCTTTTGGAGCAATATTGTACCTCAAAAGATAGACAAGATGACACGAATACAAGAGACGCTAACTAGAATGCTGCACGATCGTGGATATAATCTTGATATAACGACTGAAGATGGCGCAATTTGGAGTAGACCAGATGCACCAAATCTGTTTGTACTCTCTCATATTTTTGATCAATTGGCAATAGATGGTTTAAAAGAGTACAAGATTAGATGTGAGGCATTACATATTCGACACGGTATTGTTGTATATAGAGACTCTATTACTTCTGATGCGCGCAAAGGCATTGCATGTCGCGACACTATTCATATTGAAGCATTTTGTGAACATGAACTCGTATTTCCAATTGTTGATCACGTGCTCCAACCAAAATTTGTAGTATGCAGTGAGACGGATCGTGCGCGAATCGAAGCTAGATTTGGGCAGTTGGGTCTTCCCAAGATGAAGTTGGATGATCCTGTCGTACGCTATTATAATTGGCCGCGTGACACAATTGTACGTATTGAACCCAAAATAACCAAGTTACAGCCTTCATATCGTATTGTAAAATGATACGAGAGTATCAGAGTAAAATTTGTATTTTGCAAAAACTTTTGTGCGCGCTTAATAAATGAATAATACAAACAAGATCATCTTTGGTGTAGTAATTGTTGTAGTAATTGTTGCACTCACAACATTTTTTGCCCGCGCCAAGATTACCACTGCTGAACATTTTGGAGCAATGAATCGCGATGCAAATGGTACTGTATTTTATAGCCCATCACAATATAGTGCGGCGCCGACGCCAAGATTTGGCAATATTGATTTGAATAGTGCTTTACACTACCCCGTGTCAAACTCGACTGGAGGCATGTCGGCAGTTCCGGCCACACCACTTGAAGGATGCACAAATTGTGGAGGTGATGATAATAATCAAGATGTGGTATTACCTTCGGGAGACGGAGAATCTATTGTTATTGATAGACTGGTATTTGCCAATCGTAATTCTCAGTTGCGCGCTATGGGAGACCCGATTCGCGGCGATTTACCTATTGTACCCGGCGCACCTGGGTGGTTTAGAACATCGGTCGCGCCGCAAATTGATCTACAGCGGGGTGCCCTAAATTATTTGGGCGGCGAGAATGGAGCTACCCAGAAAATGGACAATCTTTTTGCACAATCACAAGCCGGATTATTACCCTCTAGTAGAATAGATAATTCTCTATCTTCAGTATCAGGATCGACATATGCTCACTTGGGAAATAGAGGACAAGACCTGATTGTTACCTCGAGTCTATAAATTTTCAAAATATTTTTGTATAAACATTTATCTATATTTGGAAAATTAATCAACACCCGCAAACTTTTTTTTTTGCGCCAACGTGGATCTAAACTCTGCAAGTTTGGCACTATTATCAGCCACATAGCCCTCGCGCAATTTGGTAGCATAGGTGATTTTGCGCGCCGGCGCCTCTGTAAATGACTCGGAGGAGGTCGCTCCGGCTCGTATCACACTTCCCATCCCGATTCCAAAGTTTCCCTGTGGAATTCCCCCAACATATGATTCTCTGATAGCCTTGGTAGCCATTCCAAAGCCATATGCAACCGGTGTCGGCGCAAAGCCCTCGGCCATATTTCCTCTCATGACAGGTTTGCTCACCAAATTTCCAGTATCACCATACATACTAATATCTGGCAGTGCCATTGGATTATTTGATGGTAATGACATGTCTGTCGTGTCTGTCGTGTCTGTCGTGTTGTATGATCCTCCAATACCAACATTACCTCCATTCATAAATTCAATGTATTTTGGGCGCAATGCGTTTTCTATTCCAATCATTTCCATACTTGAATTGCATCCACTCGTCTTTGTGGCAAATGCATTGGCTGATGACTCACGACCACTAGTATCAGTACCATTCCATTTATAGCATACCACATTGTAAGGATTAATTTCTCTGCTTGATCCCAAGGCACTGGCTGCTGATGTGGGCACCTTGTATGTATTTAGGGCATTTGTTAAACCAATCGACATGTTCTCTTTTATTTACTTGTTACGAATTTTGCACACAAATTTATTTATTACTTGCTGCAACTTGTTTGGTAGTGTGTCGAGACGAAATTCTATTCCTTCAAGTGTCTGTTTAGCTTTGAAAGGGTAGTGAACAAGAGGTAATGATTCTGCCTGGCAATAGCTCAAAATTAACCCATAAATGACTTCAACTTCGAGGGGTGTACACGTGTCAAATTCTGAGATTAAATGATCGCGCGCCGCCTCACTCAACTCTCCTTTGGGCAAATTTTTTATACAAACATCATAGATTGGTAACATTTTTATTTAGAATATCTAGTGTTTATCCAACTGAAAAAAGGTGACATTTAGTGGTGCGGGGTGAATCAATCCACTGAGAGAGGGAGGTTGCGCATTTAACCAGGCTTGTGATTCATCTGAGGGTCGCCAATGTTGTATATCTGGGTGTGTATTCCTGATTGCTGATCGAATATCTACAAATGATGCCTTGTCCATTTTATTTAGACTGCAAATAAACTTAATTAAACATTGTACTAGCCTAAATAAAATGCAGAGAGTAATAAATCCATTGTGTGAGCCATTATCTGGCACTGAAGCGCAAGCCGCATCTGCCCATTTACAAATTCCACTGCCCTTCAAACAAGTAGTGAGAGTCTTTACTGATCCAACCATTCCTACACAACAGATTGGACTCTTGAGTTGGGTACCAAATCCGCACGCGACTCCAGGTCCAAATGGTGTGTTTGGTTATGTCAAACTGCGCGGAAATTATACAAGTGAAATGGATGCAAAATATGCAGCGCACACACTAATTCGCGACGCAGATTCATATCACTCTATAGCACATGTACGTGTCGGTGCATTTATTCCAGTCGGTCCAAGTCTTGAGAAACAGGGTGTTGAAGTGGATGAAGTTCAACTCAACTCGGACATGACACAGAGTATCTCACAGTGCATTACCGAAAAACGCAAAGAAGATCAACGCAAAATTGCCGAGATTGAAGCCCAGGTTGAAAAATTAAAACAAGAAGAGACTACTGGCACTGATGATCCACTTGACGTGTACATTCAAAACCGTGTAAAATTTGCCACACTAAAACTCACCTATTTGGAACATTCACGCAAAATGAAAGAGCTGGAACCACTCTTGATAAGATGCAAGGATACAGTGGCCGAAACTGACGCTCGCGCACCCGAGTACAAATCTCAATTCTTTGAGAAATATCAAGAGGCATATCGTCGCGCAGGACTTGATCAACAGGCACCCACTGGCCAATCTGACGAGTTTCTCGAATTTATCCGCGCCGAGCAGACATTACCATTTGATCATTCATAATCACGCACCACTACACCAATTGGACGAATAGGAATACCACGTACACCCACCTTGTCAAATCTTATTGTAAGTTTTTTGCCAATACACGCATATGGATCCAGACCGCGCACACTCGGCGCCCAACATTCAAACCTGTTTCCATAATATGTCTTACAATACCATTGTATCTTGCCGCCGCGCAACTTCCCCACTCCAATAATTGTGTATTCAGCGTCAGACCACAACTTTCGTTTGAGCAATGCTCCACATCTTCCGTGTATATACGGAGAAGTGATATCACGACATATTGCACCCTCAAATCCCACTTGTAGATATTTGGAAAATGCATTGTCCACATCCTTCTCATCATCACACCACACAATTGACACACCCTCAATATAAAGTGGACACAAAGCTACAAGTTGCTTATCAATCAGACCGCGACGTTCCAAATACGACGATTGAGTAACAACATCATAGACAAACAATTTTACTCTTAATCTTTCACTCGCGTCTCCACGCAAAGACTCTACAACCTGTGAGAGTGTCGCGCCGGGAATATACAATTCTCCATCATATATCAGAGAATGATCAAAGAGGGCCAACTCTGTTTCGACATGTACGAGACCCTCAAATTTGTGCCCCAATCGAGAAAATAAACCCACTATTGGCATCGCAATACATCTTATTCCATCGAGTTTTGGTTGTGTTACACATGGATATTTCCAATCAGAAATAGTCTCACTGCGCCAATCTTGCGCAAACATTGGAACAATAAACGTCATTGTAAAAACAGCATCTATCAGTATAACTATACACTATATTCATTTTGTGCCAATTTCTTGCCTACTCATCGAAACAAGAACAGCAATTGACTCCCACTTGTCATAGTCACGAATCGCCGCAAACACTCTCAAATATCGCAAATAAATATGCTCTGCGCCGGCGCACCCCAATACCTGTTCCAAAAAGGCTAATCGCGCGTGCCCAGATTGTGTGCCCTGTGTATGGTCTCGCCGCAAATCACAAATAACCTTTTCCTTTGACAAGGCCAGAGAATATAGTGCGCGATATGCGTCTGCAATTTGCGGATCATTACGGTTGTCAATCACATTTGGTATGGCGCGGCGCAAGCGATCCACATTTGCGCAAATCTCTTCGGGAGGGACTAGACCAAGTTGTTGCGCCAACTCCAATGTTTCTGGTTCACACAAACTCAGCGTGTTGACCAAATCGTCTACTAGACGTGCGCGAGTCCTCGATAAAGTTATCATATTTGTATTCATTCTGTAATACCACTCTATTGGTACAATGAATACAAATCTCAATACTTGTCTCTCTCTTCTTTTATTCATAGTCACGAATCGCAATTCCACAGGGAAATCGTGGTGTACCCTTTGAGGACAACTCTTGATATCGTACCGTCAACATTTTACCCACCAGTCTAGGGGCGTCTTGATAGGCTCGCTGCCGCTCCGCTATCGTTCCTTGTGGTTTACACCAAAAGTCTCCACCAGAACCGGCGCAAAGCCAAATCACACAGCTCGCGTCGCGCCCAGTACCCTCACGATATCCAACAATCTCAAATTCCGCGTCGACAAAATTCTTGTACTTGACAAGTGCAGTACCACTCCTACCATGATTATATAGGGCAGTGGGATCACGAATAATTGTACCCTCATAACCATCATCAAGAAAAGATGAATGATACACATCAATTTGATTAGCATCACTACACATCCCTGTAGGTACTTTAATAATGTGCGCAAAACTAGACCCAGTGCTTCCACTCATTATCGTGTCGAGGCGTTCTTTGCGCGCCAAATATGGTACATTGTCAACTATTATATCGTAGACAAAGTATTTGATACGGTCATCACTACACCCACTTTTTACTGCACTCACCAATTCCTCAAATGTCAAATACGGAGAATACAACTCACCATCATACACAACAGTAGGATCCAACTTTGATACCTCTGTCCAGACATGAGCAATTGTTCGAAAGGGTTTACGTAACCGCGAAAATAGACCAACTCCCGGCACAACAATACATCTAACACCGTCAATCTTTGGTTGGACACAACAAGGAATTGGAATGTTTGACGCCGCAATCTTCTTGTAATCTATCGCAAGCATTGGAAAAGGTACAATATTTGATGTGTCCACTTCATCTTCAACAACAAAATATCCCTTATCCTTCATTTTTGCGATTAGAGTGGCTGCTTCTTGTTGCGCCTGTTGTGCCACACTCGTCTCATTCCGTTTGCCAATATTTTTGCCCGCGTCAATTTTTTTGATACGTGTTTGCATTTTACCACCAATTTGACCATATTCGATATAAAGTGTATCATCTTCTCTCACTTGACAATTCCACCACAATTCTTTACCTGACGAAGTAATTCTCTTCATATTTTTGACATGTACATGTAGATTTTGTACATTTTATCAATACAAATTATTCCCCCTTAAACAAATGAATGAGGCTATTCAATTATGCACTGATTTAAGTAACACCAAAAATTTTGCGCAGGGAGCCACAACTAGTCGCTCTGGATCGCGAAATTGTCAGTTATTTTTGGCAACTGCATGCGCACAACGACCAGATACAAAATGTCACTTGTACAAAACAAACAACATGAGTTTGCCCGGTTTTGATCTACTCAATCGACCACTCCAACAAAGTATTGACACTGCATATATTCGTAATATCGCACTTGCCAAATATCTTGTGGCTGTACCGGGATGTAAACTCACTTTTGAGCGGCTGAATCCACAAGACCACACAAGTGTTTCGGTGGCTTCGTGGACAAATGTGCAAAATAGTGATAATATATGTAGTCCAGTACTGGCACTATCACAGGCACAGATTGCAAAATATAAAGAGGGCACTGATGCAATACTTGAACTGATGATTGAGCATGCAAGCACATTTCAAGATATTCTCTCAAATATACATGTTACAATGAGGGCTGCAAATACCTGGTCACAACTGAGTGGTACGCGGCTTTTTACGCTCTTTGCGCGCTAATTTTTTTGCAACTGTTCAAATAAAATGACACAACTCATACCAAATGCGTATTCACCAAATGTCTTGGACACGATAAATTCTCATACACCAATACCACAACACCCCTTTACTACTCTATCAAAAGTTGAGAGTAGACGTGGTACAATTTTTGTTTTCCCTGACCATTCTGTTGTGACAATTTTACATGCACGTTACTTACCTGCATTGCTCGCCACAGAAACTGTACTCTTGCGCGGATCAAAATCTGTACCAACTAGAGATGGTTATTTTACATTTAAAGACCATGTATTTACACGTATTAAATTTGCAGGTGATTGGGTAATTTACGAGTAAAAGTTTTGCGCACACAAAATATTTTTACTATAATAAAACATGGCTATCCCTTCATCAAATGTCGTCGCTGGATTTATAGATTTGGCGACATACGACGAGCTCGAAAGATACTTGTACGGTGGACCAGATGCGACTGCTTACTTTGTAAGATTAACTCGTAAAGCTACTTGGTTCACTCAAATTCCAATGTTGCTGAGTAAGACTAATGGACAGGCCGGGTTTGGCCAAGAATGGTCTGTGCAAATCTCACGTGCTGGTGATTATTTACTCAATACTTGGCTTCGTGTAACATTCCCGACTGTTACGTTAAACGCAACTAACCAGTTTGGCGCAAATGGATCGATTAGATGGACACGAAATCTAATGCACAATCTGATTAGAGAGTGTAATATTTCATTCAATGATTTGGTCGCTGCCAGATTCGACAGATTTTATTTGGACTTTATGTCACAGTTTATGATCCCTGCTGGAAAACGCAATGGTTACAACAATATGATTGGTAACATCAATGATTTGACTGCTCCCCATGCACCCTCACTCGCTATCGGCGCCAGTTTACCCCAAGCCACTCTCAACTTGCCACTTCCATTCTTCTTCTCAAGAGATTCTGGTGTTTCACTCCCGGCCGCCGCTCTGCCCTACAACGAAATCAGAATTGGCTTTTCATTCAATGACTGGACCGATCTCCTTATTTTGGACAATGGTGGCGCCGCTGGTGCCGGTACTGTGGCTCGCGCCATTCCAATTCCAGGTACCTTGACAACTGGTGATTTGGCTACTGGTACGCCAACGATTGTTCGCGCCGATGTGTGGGCAACGTATGCTATCGTGTCAAACGATGAAAGAAAGCTTATGGGCGCCGCTCCAAGAGACATTCTAATTGAGCAAGTTCAAACTTCGCCGCGTCATCCATTTTCACCTCTCTCAAACAGCAAACCAATCTTTGATTTGAGATTTTCGCAAGCTGTCAAGTGTATCTTCTTTGCCATTCACAATGTCACCTTTAATGCTGAGGGATCAAACTACTCAACTGCTTCACCGTACAACAGTGGAAGCAACACCATTAATTTTACGCCAAAGGGAGCCTATGACCCAATATTGCAAACCTCGCTCAACTATGAGGGAACGACTAGATACTCACAAATGGGAAGTGACTACTTTTCAATGATTGTTCCATATTACAATGCTCCTGTCATCCCAACTGAGATTGGATACCATTTGTTATCATACTCACTCGACATTAACAACTTGGACCCAATGGGCTCAACCAATTATGGCAAGTTGAGTGGTGTTCAAATAATTCCAGAGTGCACACAACAAGCTATTGATGCATCACAAGGTATTGGCTCGGCCGAATCTGGTTACGATTACCCGCAAAAGTTTGAATTTGTTGCCACTGCTGTCAATAATACGATTATTAGAGTCAGTGCTGGTGCTCTCGGATTCCCAGTGTTGTAAGAAAATTTACTCAGCTTTTGTATCTATGGTAGTTATCTCACCATATTACAAAACCTAACAAAACCTAACAAAGCCTAACAAAGCCTAACAAAACCTAACAAAACACAAAACCTAAAAGGCAATTCTCGGAAAATACACGACACGAAACTACTCGTTATTGATATTTAAAACTAGCGCACTAATAAATTAGACATTCTAAAATACCCCATGGCAACAAACAAAGAATTGGAAAGTCTATGTGTAGCGTATCGTCATCACTTTTTACAGCTGAACAATACAATTTCATCCCAGACACAAATAATAAGTCATTTAGAGAAATTGGTTGCGCAACACAAACAAGAATATGAAGAATTGTCACACAAGGCATCACAATCTATTTCAACAATACATCCCACATCAACTCAGGTCGACTCGTAAATTTTAAAAAGTATTGCACATGCTACATTTTTTAAAATTATTCACCATCATCCTTGTCCCACTTTTGTTGCAACTCATCACACTCACTTTCAATGGCTGCAATTAGTCTATGTTTCAACTCACACAGTTCCAATGCCCGCGCACATTTTTGTTGTTCATAGCTAATCACCAACTGATCAAATAACTTTCCAATACCACTCATTTATTAAGTGTGGGTCTATCCACACAAACTGAGTAAATTTGAGCCGCAACAATGTCTATTGGTGGCCGAGTGTCGATTCGCGCCGCAAATTTATGCGCATACTTTTCAAACTCACAGTGTGCAGCCCATTGCATGTCGAGAGACTCAAATCTTTCAATACGAGTTGAACTATTTTCGATAATGGGCCGTTCAAGATATAGTGTAAAGTCTGCCGGCGCAAGGCCCATTTCCGGCGCACATGCCCACTCTCGATCGATACCATTTATATGCGCATAGACAGCACCAGAAATTGTATATCTATCACAAACGACATCTTGTCCACTGTCCAATAAATCCTTTAAATATTGAGCCAGTTCCCAGCGATTTGCGCAAAAAAGTAGATGGGCACAGTGTGGGTCAAGTTGAATATTGCCGCGCAAGTACGAGTCGAGCAACGTACCGATAGGTGTGGTTCGCGCCGGAAATCCAATTAATACTGCTCCAATACGCTCGCCAAGATACGGGCGTGTGTGCTCTTACCACATCCATCAATACCTTCAAATACTATTAGTTTACCTCGTTGTGTGTAGGTCATTTTTATAAAACTATGTCGGATTAATCACGCCAAAAACAAAAAAAGATGTGTATTATTTATCATAGAATCCATATTGGTCACGTGCCGTCTCTAACGCTACTTGTGGTTTTTTGAGTCTCCAGTTGACTGCGTTGTGAAATGCCCAAAAGAAGGAGAAGAGTGCTGTTCGTGATTTGACAATATCCATAATCTCTGAGCTATGTGTACTCAAATAAGTTGATGCGTGGGTTCTACACTTTATGCAAGGCAATAGAAATGGCAAGTCATTAATAAAACGGATCATTACAATTTTGTCATTGAGTGAAGGTGTGTGAGGATACCGCGCGCCAAGCGTGTGAATAAATGTCCAATATGCAGGACCCCATAAATTTTTGTTATTCTCGAATGTGAGTGCACTAGTCATTTATTGATGCCACCAGAAAAAAAAAGACCTCAACTAAACATGGCTGATGCATTCTTTGAACAGTGGGGCACCGGTGGTGTTGGCTGTTTTCACCTGAATAACGATGGTATTTCGTGTAATGACTGCTTTGAAATTTTGCAACACTATTCGTGTCGTGATGTGTCTGATCGTACATCAATGATTCCTGTTAGATATGGTGGTAAGACGATTCGCGCCGAAGACCTACATGGCCTACAAGTACCGTTTCCAGTATTGACTCGCGCACGTGTCTTGTTTGAGAAGGTTACACGCCGCGCAATTTTTCGTGGACCTACACGTCTCGGTATTATTGTTGGTTGTTTGCTCTTTGCATACAAACTTGAAGGGTGTTTTGCCACATCACATGATATCCTGACACATATCAAGATCAAAAATATAAATTGTCTCGAGGGAATAATAATAATCGACAAGGTATTATATGAGTATGATCGTGATCAATATAATGAATTGACTGCAATTAATCTTACCTTTGCCGAAGCAGCACATCAACTTGCCAAAAAACTTGGCATACCAATTCCACCGACATTTGACAAGTGGGCTTGTTTTGTTAATAAACACTGCAGAATATCGACTGCGGCGGCAGTGGCTGTTTGGTTATATATTCGTGAAATGACATTGTCAGTCACATTGGAGCAACTGGCCCTCGCGGCAAATCTCTCAATAAACACTATAAAGAAGGTTTGCACTGCACCTGTTATTTAGACTAGGGTTGTGGGACAATAACTTTTTGTTGCAAAATAATCATCTACTCGTATGTGAAACTGTGCCGCAGAGTCGAGCAATGTCTGAAACCAGTGCCAAAATCCATCAGTGTGACCATAGGTTGTGTTTAATACATGTGCATATTCATGTAACAGTACGTAGGATAATTGAGGTATACTATACCAATATTTGATACATATTGAAATGCGCGCCTTGTCGTGTGTCGCTGCACCAAATAGTCGCGCCGATACTGGTATTTGTGTGAGATTGTATTTGACCAATATGGGCCATAGATATACGCGCAATTTGTCCAATACTTGTGCCCAATAAATTTGTTCTGCAACAATTGCACACGTGATGAGGATAGCAATAATCGAAAATAGTCGATACATTTTATAGATAGAAGGATTAAACAAAGCTATAAAATGTACAAGACAAAAACATGGAGTGCTCGTGTAGAAGTGAATTATTGTGATTTGAATCAAGACTTGTCCAATTATATTGACTCGTGGCTTCACACTAATCTGGTTGCAATGTCGAGTGCACAAAATGGTCACGTTTTGCGTATTGTAGAGTGGACACTGGGCAGTATATCTATTTTGGGATTTGCGAATAAACCAGTGGTCCAAATTAGAGTCTGCGCCGATGTATTTTTACCTGAGATTGGCGAGAAGTATGAGGCGCAAGTGTTGGATATGAAACCAAATTTTTGCCTATACAAGATTCCTCACTCTATTGTGTGGGTCGAAGGTTCGGCCAATCATGAAAAAACTGCCACTGTAAATATTGTACCACAGACAATTCGCTACGATAATGGGCAGTTTTTAGTGGTTGCGAAGCGCCTCCCATGTTGAAATTTGTTGTGTAAGATAGGCGTCGATATCCTGTATAACATAGGGAACAACAATTAGATATACACCTTGTTGTTCTGTCAATTTTCTCTTTAATTTGTCTTTGTATTCGGTGTAGGCTATCTGATCTGTATGTTGGTAGTGTTGTTGTCCATTATACTCTACTGCCAGACCCAATTCTTGATTGTAACAGTCGAGCTCAAGATTTTTGCCTGTAGTGGGATTTTTGAGCCAGTCTGGTCTAACGCGGGGAAAGGGTTTTTTGAAGTATGTTTCTAACCAGGCACGACATGTTGCTTCGCCGCGCGACGATGGAATATGTGGCGTTGGAAATTGCAAGTGTTCAAGATGGGGCAGACAACGCCAAAGTGCCCAAACTAGTATGGCCAGTGTTATGAGGGTTGTAATCATTTATTACATGCAAGTGTTTAAAAGTATGCATGGGTGTAATAAATGACAAATTGTGATGTGTTAATGATTGTAAAAAATGAAGAGGCGGGAATTGCAGTAACTTTGGAATCACTAGTCAAACATAGTTTTATGGGACGTGTATTTATCTATGATACAGGGTCAACTGATGATACGTTAAAAATTGCCGCGCAAATCTTTGACCCGGCGCGATTATATGTGGCGTGCGGACGGTTTGACAATTTTGCGCAAGCTCGAAATGATGCACAAACATGGGTCTTGGATTTGTTTAGTGATATCGAATGGATATTATGGCTTGATGCCAACGATACAATATCTGCGCCAGTTCCGTCACTTGCGTCTGAAATGTGCGATGCATACGAAACGTGTCAAGAGTGGTCTAGTGATAGTTTTAACAAGACTCGGTTCTTTAATTTACGGATAGTAAAAATACGAGATACAAAATGGTATGGTTATGTACACGAATGGCTACGCCTCTCTGATCACCATCGTACTTCAAAATTGGCGCCCACACTCTTTTGTATTGAGCAGGATCGGAGTAAAAATTGCGCCGCTTCCCATGTGCGCTGGCATACTCGTGACATTGATTTGTTATTGGCGCAAATTCGAGATGAGCCCTCGCCGCGCGCATATTTTTATCTTGGACGAGTGTATAAAGATTGTGGTGATGTGCTCAATGCCCGTGCTTGGTTAAATAAACGCCTCACGTTTCCAGATTTTAGAGAGGAGCGCTACTGGACTCTCTTTTATTTGGCTGAATTAGAGACTACACCTGGCGCAAAGATTGTAGCGTTTGAACGTGCCTATGAGGAATGCGGCCGCGCCGAGGCATTGGTTGCTGCTGCGAGAATTGCTATTGCAAACAAATGGTGGCACAGAGCATTCATGTTTTGTTACACTGCATGTCAATTGGCGCCGCCTCTCGATGCGCTTCTCTTTGTCTATGATCTTGACTATTCTTATTATCGGTGGCATTTGCTTGCAATTTGTGCGTACTATGTTGGACAGTTTTCGATAGGTAAGGATGCGTGTTGTCGGGCAATTGCCCACTCTCAACAACAAATCGACAAGGATAATCTTGTGTGGTACACTACTCACGATATTGCAGTATGATTCCACTTGAGTTGTGCAAAGATCTCGGCGCAAATCGCATCATAGGTCTTGCGAATTTCGAGGGTACGGGGTAGAATAAAGTCTGCCGCTTTGCATGGGAAACCATGGCGTTTCAACAACTGAAACAGCACATATTGTATGTTGATAAAATTTTTGCGCACCTTTTGATCATGTTTGTTTATTATCTTTGTATATTCTGTCAAAAAGCGATCAAAGTCTGCCAACAATTGCTGCTCAATAGCGTCTAGGTTTGGCGCCGGTTCACCCAACAAGAGTGAATAAATCAAATGAATATCCTCATAGTGAGATGTCTCATTCATATCCTTTAACCATTTCATTATGTTAAATTTGGTCATGTATTTTTTATTGTGTAGGTAGAGCCGTGTGAGACGCTCCATCAATTCTGGACTCAGGTGTGCGGGTTGTTTTCCCTGAAACTGAATCATACAATCGTAAAAATGTTGCTTTCTAAAATACGAATATTTGCTCGAATAATTTGTTCGGGTTACATCTAAATATGATGTACTAAAGGCACCAGTAAGTGCGCAACACTCGGCACACTCGGTTTGACCATCTTCAATATACTTGTCACAATTGGTGCAAATCTTTTTCTGAGTGACAAAATCAGACGCTCGCCGCCAAAATTCATGTTCAAGTGCAAGCTTATCCTTCTTGTTACAATCAGTGACTCGTCCACTCATAAAATCTACACGTTTAGGTTTACTCAACAAGACCAAATAATCTTTGACTAGTGTGTGTAATTCAAGGTAGGCAAACCCGCGTGTGGCCTGTTGTATCGAATCGTCAAAACTTGCCAAATAGTCGGCTGCGGTGCCAGTATATCGTTGCGTGATGAGATCAGTGTGCGTGCGTGGATCAAACAAGATCTGGGTGCGGTCACTGTGTCGGGTTGTCAAATTATCAAAGTAACTCAACATGTCACACTTGTCTATTTGTTAGTGTGTCGCAATGTCTAAACAAAATTTGTTTTTGCCCGTGTCTAATAAACGAATATGCTCGCGCAATTAAATACAGCATCACAGACAATACAACCACAAGTTTCAAATCTGTATAGTGGTCAAACCACTGCACTCGCCTCTCTTGGCACCACCTCACAAACATTCTCTCCACGGAGTGTAGCACGAACCAGTATTTCAGGCACTGAAAAGAGATCAGAATGGCAATCACTTGCTGAAGATTTGAAACTTGTGCCTCTCTACCCCGACGCGATAGATAACATGTATAATATTGCAGAAAAGATTGCTGATCTCGCGTCTATACCAACTCTTGGGGCATATAGAGAAGTAAAAGATGTTCTCAACAAAACTACTCTTATCTTGGACACTGATGTGGCACAAACAGTCCAAGTGTGGGCATCAACTTCATTATACAAAATTGTACATGCAGAAGAACACCCACAAGCTGTGTACGAGATTGCAGAGACATTGGCAAATCCATGGGGAGAAAAAGTATCATTAGTGTCACCAGCGCGCGCCTCTCGCTTCATTTGGCAAAGTTTATATGGACAGTATACTCCTCTTCCCTCCAAGATTTACAAATTTTTGACTGCAGACACTCTTTCCGCAAAGATGAAGACACTTGGTGTTACTTCACTCAACAAAATTGGCACCAGTTTAGCCACACTCCCTATCCAAGACTTGGAACATGTTGCGCACGCTCTCGGTATACTCACACTTGAGAGATTTAATGCGCGAATCCTACAACAATTTATTTTGGCGCGTCTCGAGTTTGACTACTTGCCCGAAGAATTTTTGCGCAAGTTTGCAATGGGTCAATCAAATTTGGTCACACAGGCCGCCACAGATCCACTCTCACTTTTACGACACTTTACACGTGAAAATTGTGCAACACTATTAGATATTTTGGGAGCACCATGGTCTGCTGAATGGACTACTGAACACATTTCTCGACTTTTACTCTATCTTTTGGACAAGTCGCGATCCTATTCTACACTAGTCCCAATAGAGTCTGCGCCAGTCACACAAACTAATTGGCCACTCGCCAAAGTATATGTTGATCCGTATGTTGAAGAATTGATCAAGAAAAATACACAAAAATATCCAGTTGAGTCTGCGCCAGTCACACAAACTAATTGGCCACTCGCCAAAGTATATGTTGATCCGTATGTTGAAGAATTGATCAAGAAAAATACACAAAAATATCCAGTTGAGTCTGCGCCAGTCACACAAACTAATTGGCCACTCGCCAAAGTATATGTTGATCCGTATGTTGAAGAATTGATCAAGAAAAATACACAAAAATATCCAGTTGAGAACTTGTTCAATCTCGCAGCTAATTTGGGTATCAATGTACGGTCAGATGAAAAGCCTGAACAAATTGCCGCGCAAATAACAGCAGTCGCACCATATGAAATAATTCGCACAATGGACAAAAATACACTTGAACACATTGCAAATCGTCTCAAAATTGAACACACTCCACAGACTGACCGTACAGATTTAATAAACGAAATAATTTCATATAGGCCATATACTGGTGGACATTCGCGTACCGCTGATGATAGATATATTGAACGATTGAGACAGTTGTATGGCGCGAAACCATATCAAGATCTCAGTAAAAAGAAGTATAAAGATGTGGAGGAAGAAGAGTCTGAATCTGAATCATCAGTGTCTGATGAAGACGAAGAGACACCAATCCACACGTTTAATGGAAAAATAATGCAAAAAGACAAGTTTTTTAATAATAAAATGATGAATACGCCCCCACCCGTTGAATATTCGTGGTCATATGATCAGTTAAAGAGTATGACTTATCAGCAATTGTATGATTTGTTGCGGCGCGAACAGGTACCACAGCGAAGCAGAGCCACTAATAAAACAAGTATGATTGATCTCTTGATGAGGTATCAACAAACCAGTGCACATCCAACAACGAATCCCTACTCGACTGGAAGTTGGGCACAAGATTCACTCGCAAGAATGACACAAGCCGAACTAGCAGAAGTTATGCGCGAGTTTGGAATAAGACGCGCAAGCCGTATGACTCGGCACGCAATGATAGATGCCATTCTTGCATATGATCCAAGTTTACGTGCGCCCACCGCACCCACTACACCCACCCATACATCGGACTCCACATCCAACCCCGCGCCCTCCACTCCCCTTTTGCCCAACACTGTATCCCAACAATATTCTCTGGCTAGTCTCATGTACATGACCAACACTGAATTAACCGCACTCGCACGTCAATTAGATATTCCGCTGAGAAGCCGTGTACGAAATCACGCTGATTTGGTCCAGTTAATCTTAAATTGGACGAGCCCGAGTCCAGTACATATCGAGTCCAATGATCTGTCCAAATATTCGGCACAACAATTGAGCAATTTGGCGACGCGATATGGCATCTCGACTGTTGGAAAATTGAGAGGAGAAATAATACGTCAAATATTGGATCAAATGTATCCGCAGTCCGTGCAACCCTCGACATCTATCAATATACCACTGACACAAGATAATCTTGAAGGTGCTAGTCGCGCCGAGTTGGTGCATTTGATGTCAGTAGCAGGTTTACAACCACGTAGCAGAGACACTAGAGCATCAATGATTGCAAAACTTCGCGCCCTGTCACACCAACCGGCGCCGGCGCCAATCCGCGCAGATCCTACTTGGACACATGATTCACTAAATCAACTCACTGTACCGCAGTTGCGGGCAATTGCCGCGCATCAACAAATCCCAAATAGAAGTAAAGTACATCGCAAAGAAGATTTGATCTATATGATTTTGGCGCATGAGGGTCGGGTTCCATTTCGTCCAGTCGGCGTTGCGGACATTTCACGCCTTTCAAATGAAGGACTCGATGTAATTGCGCGCCAGTACAATATAAATACTGAAAGTTTACCGCAAGCTCAAGTTTCTGAAGCGGTACGATCTGCAATAAATCGCGGCGCAGCTACAACTCCTATAGTGGTTTCACACACAAGTCCTCTATCTCCGGTCTATGAGCAGGCGTCGCCAATTCCATATGAATACATGTCACATGATAATTTGATTCGCGCCGCGAATGCCCGTGGCATTGAAACCCCATATGAATTGACTAGATTACAACTCATTGACTTGCTCACAAACGAAACGGGCGTCAATTTTAACAACTTTGCTACTATGACAGACGGACAATTGGAGGTATTGGCACGTCGCCACAATATTCCCACATTGGGACAGAGTAGAGCAAGTGTTATTTCTGCACTCGGGCGAATTGGTAACACAACCACCACATCGCCTAGCACCCAGTTTACACGACCTGAAGTATTCACTGATACTGCACTAAGAGAGATTGCAAGATCACAGGGTATCATTGATCCACAATCACTTGGCCGCGCGCAACTTTTGGACATTTTGTCAACACCGAGTGACCCGGCCGCAAATCCACATGTTTTGTTTGTCGAGCCAATCTCTGCGCCGAGCCCAGCACCTGCAAATCCACCCACAAATCCACATGCTAGTCCACTAAATGCGATGCAACAGGAAATGAGTCAGCGTATTGGAAGAATGTCTCCACCAATATCACCACCACAATCGCCGCTACAATCGCCGCCACAAGCCTCAGTCCAATCACCACCACAATCATTACCCACATTGCCCAGTGAACAAGAGTTGGTGTCGCGCGCGCACGCCAGAGGCATTATTGATCCAGAAGAAATGACAGTGCCACAATTAATGGATGTATTGCAAGAAAGTTCACCCCCAGCGTCTCCAAGTGTCACTACAGAGCTCGACTCACTCAGCGATGAA